ACTATTACTACCCTGAGTCCATTGTTACTGCGTCAACCACTTGGCTTGCGGATAACTTTGACAGCGTCTTGTTGTACGCATCCTTGTTAGAGGCTTATACGTTCATGAAGGGTGAGCCTGATGTTTTGGCTAACTACGAGAAGCGTTACAACGAAGCTCTGATTCTTGCCAAGCGCCTGGGTGATGGCATGGAGCGTCAGGACGCATACCGATCTGGGCAGTTTAGGATGGATGTTAAATAATGGCCTTCACGGGAAACTTTACCTGCAACGTATTTAAAGAGGGCCTTTTCACGGGCAGCTTTGACTTTTTGTCGGATACTTTTTACCTCGCGCTTTACACCAACGCGGTTACTTTAAACGAGGACACAACTGCTTACACTTCTACTGGTGAAGCTTCTGGTGGTAACTATGTAGCAGGAGGTCAGGTATTGACTCCTACAGTTGCCGAAGAAAATGGGGTGGCTTATTTAACCTTTGCTAATGTATCATGGACAGGTGTGATTACTGCTCGTGGTGCTTTGATCTACAAGGCTGGGGTTAATGGTGCAGTGTGTGTTTTTGACTTTGGATCTGACAAGACTTCAACAACATCTTTTCAGGTTCAATTCCCAGCCGCGACAAGTGTTTCGGCGATTATTCGACTTTCTTAAGGAGTTTTAAAATGAAATCAAAAGCATTAAGCACTGATAAAATGTCTGCTGCTGTTGTTTCTGGCACTAACGCTGGAGAATGTGCCGCAGGCGGTGGCGTTTTTACTGTTACTTGTTCTGATAAAGACGGTAACCTGAAATGGGAAGCCAAGGCTAAAAATTTGGTGGTCAACGAAGGTCTTCAGGACATGAACACTAAGTACTTCAAAGGCAGCACTTACACTGCCGCTTGGTATATCGGTTTAATTTCTGGTTCTAGCCCAACATTGGCTGCTGCTGATACTTTGGCTTCTAAAGCATGGACCGAAACGACTGCCTATTCTGGCAACCGTAAAGCAGCGACTTTCGGTACCGCAACTACAGCTGATCCTTCTGTTATTGATAATGACGCTAGTCAAGCCCAATTTACTATGAACGGTACGGTAACAGTCAGCGGTGCGTTTTTAACCAGTGTGGATACCGGCACCAGCGGCATTTTGTTCTCTGAAGCTGAGTTTGAGTCCCCAGGAGATCGTTCTGTTGTTTCTGGAGATATCTTAAATGTTAAGTACACTTTTAGCTTGGCTGATGCTTAAGGAGTAATCATGGCTACGACATTTATTAAAAATCAACAAGTTCGCCTTAAAGGCGTTATTCCACAAGGCCCGGTCGTTGCTCTTCGCATGAATGAAGACGGCGAGTTTTTCTATATGGTTGAGTGGACGGACGCCGACGGCAACACAAGGTCACGCTGGTTTGCAGAGTCTGAGTTAGAGGCTGTTTAAAACATGTCTGATGGCGGCTGGTCATCCGGTGCGTGGGGCCAAGCCGGTTGGGGCGGCTCTGTTTTTGATCGTGCTGTTGTTGAAGTTGCCGAAGTTTCAGATCAAGCGGTAGGTGGAAATACCTACAGCCGAGAAGTTGTAGAAGCTGGAAGCGGGGCAGATCAGTTCTCCTCGGTACCAAACTACTTCTGTGATATTGCAGAAGCTGGGGAGGGGGCTGATCAGGTATTTGGAGATGTTGAGTTTTTTGCTCAAGCTTCAGAGGTAGCAAACGGCAGTGACACGGTGGTTGCAAGACTTGCAGAAAGTAACGCTGCGGTTTCTGAGGGCGCTAATGGATCTGACGAAATAGTAACTTTAGTAACTTTCCAGACAGCCGTTATAGAAGCTTCTACGGGTTCTGATGAAACAGTAGCACAAGCAACATTTCAGACAAATGTGATTGAGAACACGCAAGGTAGTGACTCTGTACAAACACGCCAAGATTTTGCTTGTGAAATTTCTGAAGCTGCAAATGGAGCAGACCAGACCAATAGCGGGTTCTTTAGTTTAAACATTATTGAAGAAGCAGCAGCAGGTGCGGATCAGACAGAAGCATTATCCCAGTTTAATTGCCAGGTTAGTGAAACAATGACCGGGGCGGATCAAGTAGAGGCGCTTGCTACTTTCTTAACGTCTGTTGTTGAAGCCGCTGAAGGGTTTGACGAAGTAGTAACGCTGGCAAGTTTTGCCGTATCTGTTTCTGACGGCGCTGAAGGATCTGATTCTGTATCTGCGGGGGTTGAGTTTTTTGTGGAAGCCTCAGAATCTGCGGAAGGCTCCGACGAAGTATTTGCGATTGTCGAAATTAACGCAGATGTATTAGAATCTGCGGAAGGGGCTGACCAAGTAGAAGCTTTGGTTGAGTTTATCGCCCAAGTTGTCGAAGCAGCAAATGGTGCAGACGAAGTGTCTTCTTTAGGTGAGTTTAATACTGCGGTTACTGAAGGGGCAGAGGGTCTTGATGAATTTATTGCGGCTGCAATATTTTTTGCTCAAATTAACCAAAGTGTTGACGCAGCAGATCAATTTATCGCTAGGTTGTTGTGGGAAATTATTAATGATTCACAGCCAGCAAACTGGATAAACGTTAACAACGCACAGCCAGCAAATTGGGATACTGTTCCAACTGCCCCATAGAATTTAAATATTTAATTTAGGAGTTATTGATGGCCTCAACTTATTCAGACTTAAAGATCGAACTTATAGGCACCGGCGAACAGTCGGGTACTTGGGGTTCGACAACAAACACAAACCTTGGCACAGCTATTTCAGAGGCTATTACCGGTTCGGCAACAGTTACTTTTTCGAGCGCCGACGAGACGTTAACTCTTACTAACACAAACGCAAGCCAAGCGGCACGTAATCTTCGTATTGTCTGTACAGGCACTTCGGGTGGTGCTAGGAACCTCATTCTTGGTTCTGGTTGTCAGATTGAGAAGCTGTATATCATCCAGAACGACCTTGCCGATACGGTTACCGTTAAAAATACTACGGGCACGGGTGTGGCGGTGCTTGCTGGAACCAAGGCGTTTGTTTATAACGACGGTACAAACGTTATTGATGCTGTTTCCCCAGCCGCTTCTTTTGATACCGGCACCCGGATGATTTTTGCTCAGACGGCTGCCCCGACAGGTTGGACAAAAGACACTTCAAACTACAACAACCATGCTTTACGTGTTGTTACAGGAACAGCCTCTACTGGCGGTACGGTTGACTTTACTTCTGCTTTTGTTTCCCAATCGGTTACAGGTACCGTTTCTACTTCAGTAACGGCGAACACCGGACAGGTGGTTCAAGGTGGTAACGTAAGCTCTTCTGGCTCCACCGGACAGGTGGTTCAAGGCGGCAATATTTCGGTATCCACAGGACAAGCAGCGGGTTCGGTATCGGTTGGAAACACAACCCTCGCCGTTCCGACAATCCCTTCACACAGGCACAGCCTACAGACACGAGCATATTCACCATCAACGAATGTCACTCCAACAGGTGTAACAATGTTCGGACCCGTTTCTGCTTACGCTATAGGAGGGACCAACCCGGGCCCCCTTTTTCCCGGTGATGCCATGTTTGTAACAGGAGGGAGTGGCGCACACACCCACCCAGGTTCTGGTGGTCAACATGCGCACCCAGCCTCTGGTACTTTTACGGGGTCACAACACGCTCACCCAGTATCTGTCACTTCAACTTTTTCTGGTGCCCAACATGCTCACCCAGTTTCTGCGCCTGCATCAAGTAACTTTTCAGGTACCGCGATCAATCTAGCTGTTAAATATCTTGACGTTATTACTGCAACAAAAGACTAAATGATCATTGAGCTACCCAATGCTATAGGCATGGAAGATGTGGAAAGGATTAGAAATGCGGTTCAGCCCTTTTTATCTCAAGCACCAACCACAACGTTTTACCGTGATGGCAAGACAGTAAACATATCAAAAACATCCGAACTGCACGAAACTAACAACTATTTACATGTTTTATTTTCAGAGGTTCAAAGAAGTGTTTTACAACAGAGATATAAACCACCATTCTCTTCTGGAGATAGTGGATATGAGTACCATCTGTACAGGCCGGAAGAAGTTTGCCACCACCACGAAGATTTTGAATTTAGTGATGCAAGGCAACAAGAAACTACCATTCGCTATGCTTCGGTTACGCTTCATTTAAACACGGTTGAAAACGGAGGGGAGTTGGTTTTTCCCGCCCAAAACAAAAAAGTAAAGACAGAGGCAGGTAAAATTGTCGTGTTTCCTCCGTATGGAATGTTTGGTCATTACACAACACCGTCAGAAGAGCCTAGAGAGGTTGTTGTAACTTGGTTTATTTATGATGGTATAAAAGCAGTAAGGACATAGCAATGCAACTTAAAAACGGAACATTCTGCCCCCTAGTAAAAAAAGACTGTATGGGACTGCAATGCGCTTGGTTTACAAAAGTAGCTGGGTACGACATGAACACAGGCAAAGAAATAGAAGAGTGGCATTGTGCTATTGCTTGGATGCCGGTGTTAATGGTTGAAAACTCCGGGCAACAAAGACAAACAGGCGCCGCAGTAGAAAGCTTTAGGAACGAAATGGTGAAGGCTCAAGTTGAATCACAAAAGATGTTATTGACAGCCGCTACACTAAGTAGCCCCCCACCAGCAAATCAGATTGATATTACTCCCGCTAAACCAAAACTTGTAAGAGGTAAGAAATGAGTGACTTGACTAGACTAACCATAATCGTAAACGATAAGGCTGTTTACAAAAACGCAGAGGGATACTCTGATTTAGATTTTTCTAATTGCGAAATACCTGGTGATGTTTGGGCATTTCAATGGGAAAACGGCGAAGGCTGGATTGAGTTTAAAGACTCTCGTGAAAACGAATATATTGTTGGAGGAAATTTTCCAGAATGGGTTAGCAAGTGCGTTCAGAAGTTTGATGCTTTTGACTACATCTACAAGAACCCCCCGCCACCTACGCCAGAACAATGGGCCATAATAAATGAAAACAAAGCTAAGGGCTTGCTCATCCAATCTGATTGGGCTGCGCTCCCTGACACAAACCTACAAAACCAAGCGGAATGGGACTCTTATCGTGCCGCACTTAGGGTTATTGTTTTAAACCCCCCGCAGGAAGAAATTACTTCGTGGCCTGTTAAACCAGTGGCAATTTGGAGCTAAATATGTCAAACCCAGAAGTTAAAATTGGGTGTGTTGCTAACTTGTTTAGTCGCATGATGTATTTTAAAAATGTTGGGGATATGGAGCATGGGCACACTCATCAGTTTGATCATCTCACCCTTTTAGCGTCGGGGCGTCTTCAAATTACGGTGGATGGCAATGTTTCTGAGTTTACTGCCCCGCATATGATTTATATTAAAAAAGATAAGATGCACGAATTGATAGCTTTAGAGCCAAACACAGTTGCCTATTGCATACATGCATTAAGGATTGGTGAAAATGTAGACGATATTATTGATCCTTCTATGATTCCTGAAGGCGTAACGCCACCTCATGATGGGTTGTTATGCGACATCAAATAATTCAAAACAACTATCTTTACGTTCCTGAGTTTATTTCTAAAGACGAAGCTCAATCTCTGGCAAAAGAATTTAAAGCGCATTCTGAAAAGTTTGGCCTTCAAGGTGATATTCAGGCGCCAAATTCATCGACTATGTATGACTTTATGCCGTTTGTTCGGTTGTTGGTTGAAAAGGTACCAGAGGCTACTGCTTTGCTTGGAGAGAAAGTTTTGCCTACCTATACTTATGCTCGTGTGTATAAACACGGATCTGTGTTGGAAAGGCATCGTGATCGGCCTGCTTGCGAAATAAGTTTTACTATAAATCTTGGTAAAGACGTTGATTGGCCTATTTGGTTTCAACGACCAGACGGATCTGAAACTTTTGTTGAGCTTAATAATGGTGATGCTGTTCTTTACCTTGGTTGTCAATCAGATCATTGGCGCACTAAATTTGAAGGCCAAGAGTACACCCAACTATTTATGCATTATGTTCGTTCATATGGTTCTAAGTCTTGGGCGTATTTTGATAAACAAAAACAACAAGAACCAACCCTGCCAGTTGATGGTATATCAGTAACGACGCTATGAAATTAAAAATATCACGGGTTGTTAAACAATGGAAGTACGCTTCTATGGTAGAACCGTCTTTTGATTTTCAATTAAATACATCCGGTCCCGGACGACGTTTTGCAAAACAAGATACTGCACCTTACTGGAAAGAAGCATTTTATGAATTTAATTTAAACCCTACAAGTGTAGAGCCGATGTTTAAAAATTTGACTGGTAATCATTTTCAAGATGGAGCATTTGTTCATCCTCATACCGACTCAGCACCAGACGGCTTTGTGCATACTAGGTGCAATTTGATGTTAAAAAAACCAAAACAAGGCGGCAATCCTATTATTGACGGGGAAGAGATTGATGTTGAAGAGGGTGATTTATGGTTATGTCTTGCTAGTATGGAATTTCATTCATCTACACCAATTAAAGGCGGTGGAAGATTAATTTTTTCTTTTGGGGGTTTAGTGCCTGTTAAACAAATTAAAGCGGTTGTAGAGACATGAAAAACATTAATGATTACATAGTTGTCTTTGAAAACGTAGTGACTGATGCTCTTTGTGATGCTTTACTTGATGAATACGCAAATTCAAATGAGTGGGGGGATACCCATATAAAAAGTGGCGTGGATAAAAATATAAGAAGTGCTCAAACTATTTTGATGTCCACAGAAGAAGTAATTTTACGAAATGAAAAAGCTCGTAGAAAATTAGATAGATACGTCTTTGCTTCTGCTGGGTTAGCTATTAAAAAATACAATGAAAAATTTAACGGCGCACATATCGAAGAAGACACCGGGTACGAGCTTCTTAGGTACGAAACAGGACAATTTTATACGGAGCATACAGATTCTTTTATGGGGTCACCACGAGCTGTTAGCTGCTCATTTGCCCTAAACGACGACTATGAGGGTGGCGAATTTGGATTTTTTGGTAGAGAATTTTCCATAAAAGCTCCAAAGGGGGCCGCAGTGTTGTTCCCGTCAAACTTTATGTACCCCCACGAAATACTGCCTGTAACTAAGGGTACTCGGTATTCAATCATTACTTGGTTTAGATAAATGCCAAACATAGTTAGCCACCAAGACTTTATAGGTTTGTACGACAACGCTCTTTCTGAAGAGGAATGTCATCACGTTATTGATGCTTTTAACAATGTCGAGGCTAACGAAAAAGAAAAAGTGGAGGCAAGCCAACATAGGTACGACGGGGAGCTAAAACGAAAAGACTATTCAATTTTTGCAGGTCCGCATCTCCCAGAAATACAGCAGCTAGTTGGCGATCGCTTACACGATTGCCTGATGCTTTACTGTGAACATTATTTTGTTCTTAAAGGATTAAAAGCCGCATCCCTTGAAGTTAAGCTTCAGCGCACACCACCTAGGGGCGGCTACCACGTCTGGCACTGCGAACAGGACTGTGTACCGAACGCATCCCGTATTCTTGTATGGACTATCTATTTGAACGATATTCCTTATAATGAAGGAGAGACAGAGTTCCTGTGGCAAGGTGTAAGGGTAAACCCCAAAGCCGGGCGGTGCGCTATTTGGCCTGCTGCTTTTACGCATCAACACCGTGGCAACCCTGTTTACACTCACGATAAGTACATTGCAACCGGATGGTACAACCTTATTGAGTAGACCAAATGGACCCAATTACCCTCTTAGCAGCGGCCTCGGCGGTATGGAACGGCATCAAAAAAGCCTCCGAGTTTGCTCAGGAGGCTGAAGGTGTTTGGAGTCAATTAAGTAAATACGTCGGTTACGCCGACCAGCTTGAGCAGCACATTACCGATGCTAAGAACAAGCCAGCAAAACCCAAGCTGTTTGGCAAACTAGAGTTTGGTAGCGACACACAAGATGCGTTTAATGCCTTTGAAGCAGAGCACAAGCTGATGGAGATGGAGAAGGAAATCCGCCACGAGTTCTTGTACGGTGCCTTTGCCAACCTTGAAGGCGGTTACGGCTCGATGGACGGGTACCGTAAGTTCTGTGAAATGCGCCGCAAGATCCGGGCAGACCGTATCCGCATGAAGCAAGAGCAGGAAAACATGCAGGCTGAGTTCTGGCACAAAGTGCAGGTCTGGGGTGGTGGTTCGGTGATTGTGGTGCTTGGCCTTCTTATTATGTACATCGCCATTGACTTTATTTTTAGGTACTCGAAATGATCTACTTTCTTCTAATACTTGCTTTGGGTGACGGCATCTATATTGAGTCTTATACAACCAAGGCCGAGTGTGAAATACGTCGTGAGCAGGCTCGTTTAGAACACAACATTCGTGGCGCCTGCTTAAGAATGGAGACTGGCAATCATGTTTAAAGAACTTACCACTGAAGAAATTGAAGTTCGTGTCTGGGCGCTTATTGTCATGGTTCTGGCCGGGATTCTATTGATCTCCGTTATATGTATTTTGATCGCCGTAATGTTTGTTGAACAAGATATGAATCAAATTGCGCCAATTGACGAAGCCTTTCTCGCTATTATGAAAGACATAATGTTGTTGTGTATTGGCGCCATCGGCGGGATTGTGGGCCGTAAAGGTGCTTACTCAGCCATTAATGCCATGAAGGAGAAAGAATAATGTTGCCGCTTGGAGCCATATTAAGTATCGGGGAAAAAGTTCTCGATAAGGTCATGCCGGACCCCAACGCTAAAGCTGAGGCACAAGCCAAGCTGATGGAGCTTGCTCAACAAGGCAAACTGAGTGAACTGGAAATGATGGGCAAAGAAATGCAATCAGCCCGTGACCGGGAAGTTCAGATTGTAACCAGTCAGTTTGCACCCACACTTAATAAGATCGTTACCCCGGTGCTTGCACTTGGAACGGTTGGCCTGACCTTCATATTGTTTGCTGTCATTATCTTTGTGGATGTTGACGCTGATTCCAAGGACATTCTTATTTATGTGCTGGGTGCTTTGACAAGCGCCGTAACCATGGTGCTTGGGTATTATTTTGGGTCGAGCCAAGGCTCGAAAGATAAATCTGACGAAATAAAGGCGCTTAAGAAATGAAGCTAACTAAAAACTTCACCCTTGCTGAAATGACCAAATCCGACACGGCGCTTCGCCTTGGACTGGAGAATGAGCCTGATGACCAGCAGCTTTCAGCCTTGACAACGCTTTGTGAAAAGGTGCTCCAGCCAGTCCGTGACTATTACGGCATGGGCGTGAAGGTGAACAGTGCCCTAAGAACTTTGCCTGTCAATCGTGCTATTGGTTCATCGGACAGCTCACACCATGTGCGTGGCATGGCAGCAGACATTGAAATCCCCGGTATTCCGAATGCTGAACTGGCTGAGTGGATCGTTGAGAACCTAGAATTTACCCAAGTCATACTAGAGTTTTACACACCAGGGATTCCGGATTCGGGTTGGGTCCACGTATCCTACGTACCTGAGGACCTCCGCAAGCAGGTATTGACTGCTACGAAACAAAACGGTAAAACAGTCTATCTCCCCGGACTGGTAGCCTAAAATGCCGTTTCAGAAATTAATCTTTCGCCCTGGTGTTAACCGAGATACCACTAACTACAGTTCGGAGGGTGGCTGGTGGGATTGCGACAAGATTCGTTTCTTTTCAGGCTATCCACAAAAAATAGGTGGTTGGATTCAAGCTACGTCTGAGCGGTTTATCGGCACCTGCCGCCAGATGAAAAACTGGATTACGTCTTATAACGACAACTTCTTGGCCCTTGGCACCAACGTCAAACTCTACATCGAGGTGGGCGGTCTTTTTTACGACATTACTCCGCTAAGAGATACCTTAGCCACACCGGACACCGATAACTGCGTAGACACAACCAACGGCTCCACAACAATTAACATTAATGTCACAACCCACGGCTGTTTGACTGGAGACTATGTCACGATTTTTGGTGTGACAGGCGACGTAGGCGGTGTACCCGATGCTGAAATAAACACAGAACACCTCGTTACAAAAGTAGATGACGACAACTTCACCTTCACAGTTACCACAGCAGCAACTTCAACAACTTCGGGCGGCGGCACAGCCATTGATATTGAGTGCCAGATCCATCCTGGTTTTCCTGCAACAACATTAGGTTATGGCTGGGGTACTAGTTCTTGGAATGATTCTTTTGGCTGGGGCCTTGCTTCTCCTGTGCCCGTCGATCTGCCGCAGCAAGATTGGTTTATGGACAACTTTGATAACGACCTTGTTGCTAATATTAGGGTTATTACTAACCCTTCTGGTGCTCCAACTGGGGGGCCTATTTATTACTGGGAACGAGGGTCAACGGTTAACCCCACCACATCTTTAGGCACTCGTGCCGTTTTGTTATCTTCTCTGGGCGGGGCAGCAGATGTTCCTGAATCAGCAGCACAAATTCTTGTTTCCCAGAATGACAAGCATCTTTTAGCGTTTGGATGCCAGCCTTATAGCGGTTCTTCTGGTGATTTTGACCCCCTTCTTATTCGTTGGGCCAGTCAAGACGAACCCGAGAATTGGGAGCCACTGACGACAAACACGGCAGGTTTCTTGCGAGTTTCAAAAGGCTCAAAGATTGTTAGAGCAATTGCTACCCGGCAAGAGATTGTCGTTTTAACCGATGCCAGCGTATACAGTCTTCAGTTCACAGGAACAACGGACGTTTTTGCACTGCAAGAATTATCAGATAACACTTCCATTATTTCTCCCCGTGCCGCTACAACCGCCGCTAATACGGTGTTTTGGATGGGGCAAGACAAGTTCTATATGTATGACGGTCGGGTGCAGCCCTTACCCACTACGCTTCGTGAGTATGTATTTAAAGATCTTAACTACTCTTTTGCCGATCAGATTGTTGCCGGTACTAACGAGGGCTTTAACGAAATCTGGTGGTTTTACCCCAGCTTAAACTCCACTTGGAACGACCGGTATGTGATCTTTAACTACCTTGATCAGGTCTGGTATTTTGGCACAATAGAGCGCACAGCTTGGCTTGATACACCACTTAGAAATATCCCTGCCGCCGCAACCACAGGCGAAAACGACCAACTTAACGGCATCCTCTTTAGCCACGAGACAGGCGTTAATGATGCTGGCGCTCCGATGGAGTCTTACATTGAGTCGGCTGACTTTGACATAGCAGATGGTGAGCAGTTTATGTTGACCCGTAGAATCATTCCTGACATTAACTTTAACCAATCAGATGTAACCGGAACAACGCCACAGGTCAATATTAC